CAAAAAGAAAAAAAAGTGACCCCAAAGTGGGTACAGGGAAGAAACCGAAAGGTTCAGGGAGACGCTTATACACGGATGAAAACCCTAAAGACACAGTTAGCATCAAGTTCGCCACCCCAACTGATGCAAGAAACACAGTTACAAAAGTTAAAAAGGTCAATAAACCTTATGCGAGAAAGATACAAATACTTACTGTCGGTGAGCAAAGAGCAAAAGTAATGGGTAAGACCCAAGTTGTAAGCATATTTAAAAAAGCAAAAGAAAGTTTAAAAAGAGCAAATGACAGAAAAAAGAAAAAGGTGTAAGACTTGCGAATGTTACGACTGCGACTGCGAAGAATGCTCATGCGATTGTCATCATAATGATAGAGTTCTTACTGATATTCATGATAGACAAACAGATAATCAATCAGACACAGAGATTTAAAAGCATTGATAGATGCTTATATTTTGCAGAAAGACTGCATGACCAACCAGCAATACCAACAGAGGATGGAAATCAAAAAATAACTGCATATTGTAAACCTGTAAGGAAATAAAATGTTAGCAGAACTCGCAGCAGCAAATGCAGCATTCGGAGTCATAAAAAGTTTTATAAGCAACGGAAAAGAATTAGCAAGTTGTGGAAAACAGATTTCTGATTTTGTTTTTGCAAAAGAGCAAATAGAAAAGAAAGCTAAAAAGCAAAGAGCTAAAGGTGTACGTACAAATGACTTAGAAGAGTTTATGGCTTTAGAAAAAATAAAACAACAAGAAGATGAACTCAAACAAATTATGATTTATGCAGGTAGACCGGGATTATGGCAAGATTGGCAAAGGTTTCAGGCAGAGGCTAGAAAGTCAAGACGATACGCAGAGAAGATGGCTCAGAAAAGAAAAGAAGAACTACTTGAGATTATGGGTTACAGTATAGCATTTATAGCTTTATTAGGATTAGGTGGACTAATATTATACTTTGTAGGTAAATGGACAGGTAAATTATAATGGCTAACCTTAAAAAATCACAGAGGTCGTTAGTTGCGTGGGGTAAACAAAAATGGAGAACCAAATCAGGTAAACCTAGTACACAAGGGTCAAAGGCTACTGGCGAACGTTATTTACCTTCGGCAGCAATTAAGGCTCTTTCTCCCAGTGAATACGCAGCCTCTTCGTCTGCTAAACGAAAAGCGAAGAGAGCAGGTAAACAGTTTTCTAAACAACCCAAAAAGATTGCAAAAAAAGCATCAAGATTTCGTAAATTCTCGTAAGGTAATAGAAAAATTAAAAGCAGAAAGATTAAAGGAAAAAATAGAAAATGATACAAGCACTAATAGGACCAATCGCAAATCTCGCAGGAACATGGTTTCAAAACAAACTAGAAAAAACAAAAGCAGAAGGTAAAGCAAAAGTAGCAGAGGCAAAAGCTAGAGCAACTGTAGCAGAGAAAGTAGCTTCAGGTAAGATAGAGTGGGAAGGCAAAATGGCAGATGCTACAAATGATAGCTGGAAAGACGAATTTGCTTTAGTTGTACTACTAGCTCCTGCTGTGCTAGTCTTCATTCCGGGAATGAGAGAATATGTAAAAGAAGGATTTGAGGTATTAGCAACATTACCTGATTGGTATCAATATTTACTATATATAGCTATATCTGCATCATTTGGCATAAAAGGTGTAGGTCAAGCAGCAAAGATGTTGAAACGCAAATGAGCATAAAAACCTTGACATTTTTAGAGATATCTGCTATAATTAATAGAATAGGAAACTATTTTTATCGTAAACACGTTGAGGCTTTACACGCAGAACAACGTAAGCGAGGACTTAGAAGATGAATATAGATATATTAAGAAAAGAAATAGAGGCTGACGAGGGATGTAAATACGAAACGTATCATTGCAGTGAAGGTCATTTGACCGGGGGAATCGGACATTTGATTACTGAATGGGATGAAGAAGTATATGCAGGACCTATTGGTACATCTATATCTGAAGAGCAAGTACAAGAGTGGTTTGAAAAAGATGTGCAGACTGCTATAAATGACTGTCAAGATATATTTAATGACTTTGATTCTTTACCTGAAGATATACAACACGTATTAATTAATATGTCTTTTCAACTAGGAAAGCCTCGTTTATCTAAATTTAAACTTATGATTGCTGCAGTAGAAGTAGAGGACTATCGTGAAATGGCTTTGCAGATGGAAGACAGTAGATGGTTTAAGCAAACAACAAACAGAGCACAACGTTTGATTGATAGAGTTGTGCGACATGGTGTACCTATATGAGTACAAAGAAAAGAGAACTGTCAGAAAGACAGAAAAAGTTTTTAGAGGTTTTGTTTGACAAAGCTAATGGAGACCCTGTACAAGCAAAAATAATTGCAGGATACTCAGAACATTCTGCTACTTCTGCTATTGTTGCATCTATGAAAGATGAGATAATGGAGGAGACTCAACTGTATATGAGTCGTAATGCACCTAAAGCAGCAGTTGCTATGGTAAGTGGTATTGATGACCCTACACAATTAGGTATTAGAGACAGACTTGGTGCAGCAAAAGAATTGCTTGATAGAGTAGGATTAATTAAAACTGAGAAGGTACAAGTCGAAGCATCAGGTGGTGTAATGTTATTACCACCAAAGAAAAAATAAAGGTTTTAATATGGGTAAAAAAATTACATATGGAATTAATATAAAGGATGCTAAAGGAAGAATAAAAAGTTCTAGAATAAGAAGAAAGGATAAAAGAAATCCTACTAGAGCACTTGCAAGAATTGTTGATGATGAGTATGAAGTATCTGATTCAAGCAAATACAAAGGCATTCATGTGGGTGGTAAAGTTTATACTAAAGAAAACAAAGAACCAAAAAAACAATTATATAAACCTCAAAAACCACAGTATGTAGGTATACCTAAAAAAAAGTATGGCACTGTAGATAATTTAAAAAAGAAGTAATGGATAGAAGTTTAGGTAAGTGGAAGTTACCACAACCAACAGATTTAAAAGATGAAGAACAAAAAGAGTGGATACAGATACCACGTATAGCAAGAATAATACCTTTTGGATATAAGGTAAACGAAATAGATAAAGAATTACTTGACCCTATACCCTATGAGTTGGAAGCATTAGAATTAGCAAGAAAGTATATAAAACAATATTCTTTGAGACAAGTTGCTAATTGGTTGACTACCAAAACAGGTAGAGAGATATCACACATAGGATTAAGGAAAAGATTACTGCATGAACGACAACGTAAGAACAAGGCTAGAACTCTTAAACGATGGTCTGAATATGCCGAAAAGGCAATACAAAAAGCGAAAGACATCGAAGAAAGTAGAGTCGGAGCAAAAGCCTAAAGTAGCAGACGATATAGAGTCTATACCTGTTGAAGAACAGAATGTAGTATTTAAACCAAACGAAGGACCTCAGACTGAGTTTCTTGCTTCTCCTGAAAGAGAAGTATTGTATGGTGGTAGTGCAGGTGGTGGTAAGTCATATGCAATGTTAGCAGACCCACTACGTTATATGAATCATCCACAGTTTAGTGGATTACTACTTAGACATACAACAGAAGAATTGAGAGAACTTGTTTGGAAGTCAAGAGAATTATATCCTTTAATATACAAAGGAATAAAGTGGTCTGAAAGAAAGATGCAATGGGTAGCTCCATCAGGTGCAAGACTGTGGATGTCCTACCTAGACCGAGATGATGATGTTTTAAGGTATCAAGGTTTAGCTTTTAGTTGGATAGGCTTTGACGAATTAACACAATGGGCAACACCATTTGCTTGGAACTACATGAGGTCAAGATTACGTTCTACTGCCACAGATTTACCTGTGTATATGAGAGCAACAACGAATCCGGGAGGTCCGGGTCATCAGTGGGTTAAGAAAATGTTTATTGACCCTGCACCTTATGGAAGAGCATTTGATGCTACAAATATTGAAACAGGAAAAGTTCTCAAGTATCCTGATGGACATAGTAAAGCAGGTCAATCATTATTTAAAAGAAGATTCATACCTGCTAGATTATCTGATAATCCATACTTATCAAATCAGGGAGACTACGAAGCGATGCTTCTTTCCTTACCTGAACATCAACAAAGACAGTTGCTTGAAGGTGATTGGGATATTAAAGAGGGTGCTGCTTTTACTGAGTTTGATAGGGATATTCACGTTATTGAACCTTTTGACATTCCAAGAAATTGGGTTAAGTTTAGGTCTTGTGATTATGGTTATGGCTCTTATAGTGCTGTGTTGTGGTTTGCTGTTAGTCCAGATGAGCAGATTGTTGTATATAGAGAGTTGTACGTTTCTAAAGTCCTTGCCACAGATTTGGCAGATATGATATTAGATTTAGAATCTGAAGATGGTAATATAAAATATGGTGTATTAGATAGTTCTTTATGGCATAAGCGTGGTGATACAGGACCTAGTTTAGCAGAACAGATGATACAAAAGGGATGTAGATTCAGACCATCAGATAGAAGTAGAGGAAGTAGAGTATCAGGTAAAAATGAAATACACAGAAGATTACAAGTTGACGAGTTTACTGAAGAACCAAGAATGGTATTTTTTAACACTTGCACAGAAACAATCTCACAATTACCTGCTATACCTCTAGATAAAAAGAACCCTGAAGATGTGGATACAAAAGCAGAAGACCACTTGTATGATGCATTAAGATATGGTATAATGTCAAGACCAAGATTTAGTATATTTGACTATGAACCTATGGGTAGACCTAGAACAGGAATGCCTGTAGCAGACTCAACATTTGGATATTAATATGGCAGAAGATGAAATAAATATTGAAGATGAAGCGATTGCATTAGAAGATGCAGAAGATTCAGTAAATACAGATAAGAATGTATCAAGTATAGTTGACCATGTTATTGCTAGTTATAAAAAATCAGAAGACTACAGATACGAAGATGAGCAAAGATGGATTAGAGCTTATAGAAACTACAGAGGATTATACGGACCTGATGTACAATTTACTGAGGCAGAAAAATCTAGAGTATTTATAAAGATAACTAAAACTAAAACGTTGGCTGCGTATGGGCAAATAGCAGATGTTTTGTTTGCAGGAAATAAATTTCCTATAAGTATAGAGCCAACTGAACTACCTGAAGGAGTTGCAAAAGATGTTAATTTCGACCCTAAAGAACCTGAAGCATTACGTAACAGAGAAGACGAAGGAGAGCTACAGTCTCCTTATGGTTTCGCTGAAGATGGTAATGAGTTACCTAAAGGAGCTACTGCAGAAACTTTACAGGAAAGGCTTGGTCCTTTGCAAGAAGTTTTGCAGGATGTTGAAGGCTTGGAAGAAGGCAGTGGCAAATCGCCTACAGCGATAACGTTTAGTCCTGCTATGGTTGCAGCAAAGGCTATGGAAAAACAAATCATAGACCAACTGCAAGAATCAAATGCTAATAAACATTTAAGAAGCACTGCTTTTGAAATGGCATTGTTTGGCACAGGGGTTATGAAAGGACCTTTTGCCATAGATAAAGAGTATCCTAATTGGAGTGATGAAGGTGAATATAGTCCTATATTTAAAACTATACCCCAAGTTAATCATGTATCTGTGTGGGATTTTTATCCTGACCCTGATTCTACTAATGTAGACCAAGCACAGTACATTGTTCAAAGACATAAAATGTCTAGAACAGAATTACGTGCATTAAAACGTAGACCATATTTTAGAGAAACAGTTATAGAAGAAGCCATATCAGATGGTGAAAACTATGTTAAAAAATATTGGGAAGATGATTTAACAGATTATAATCAAGAAAACTATGTAGATAGATTTGAAGTTCTAGAATATTGGGGTATGATAGATGTTCAAATGCTTCTAGAACAAGATATAGATATACCTAAAGAGTTACAAGACTTTGAAGAGTTACAAGCAAACATATGGGTATGTAATGGTAAATTACTTAGAGCAGTATTAAATCCATTTAAACCTGCTAAGATACCTTTTATGGCAGCACCTTATGAATTAAATCCATATTCATTCTTTGGTGTAGGTTTAGCAGAGAACATGGATGATACACAAACTCTTATGAATGGTTTCATGAGAATGGCAGTAGATAATGCAGTGTTATCAGGAAACCTATTAATAGAAGTAGATGAAACTAATTTAGTTCCGGGTCAAGACTTGTCTGTATATCCGGGAAAGATATTTAGAAGACAAGGTGGAGCACCGGGTCAAGCTATATTTGGTACTAAGTTTCCAAACGTATCAAATGAGAATATGCAACTGTTTGACAAAGCAAGACAGTTGGCAGATGAGAGTACAGGTATGCCATCATTTGCTCATGGTCAAACAGGTGTATCAGGTGTAGGTAGAACTGCTGCAGGTATATCCATGCTTATGGGTGCAGCATCAGGCAGTATTAAAACTGTAATTAAGAATGTAGACGATTACTTACTTAAACCATTAGGTGAAGGATTGTTTAGATTTAATATGCAGTTTAATTTTAATCCTGAAATAAAAGGTGACTTAGAAGTTATAGCTCGTGGTACAGAAAGTCTCATGGCTAATGAAGTCAGGTCACAAAGATTAATGCAGTTTTTACAAGTTGCATCTAATCCTGCTCTTGCACCTTTTGCTAAATTTAATTACATAGTTCGTGAGATTGCAAAGTCTATGGACTTAGACCCAACAAAAGTTACTAATAATATGGATGAGGCAGTTCTACAAGCAGAGATGCTAAAAGGAATGCAAGGTGAACTACCACAACAACAAGCTCCTGCAGGTGCTAATCCTGCAGACCCAACAGGAGCAGGTGGTGGAACTATAGGAGTAGGACAAGCACCTCTACCAAATGAACAAGGATTTACAGGAAATAATGAACAAGGAAATATTGGGCAGCCTCAAGCCACTGGTGAACCACCAACTCCAACTCAATAAATATATTGATGCTCTAATAGAGCAACATTATAAAGCAATGGAACAGGCAGAGGATACAACAGTTCTTTATAGAACTCAGGGTGCAATAGGAGCATTGCGTAGGTTAAAGTTTCTTAGAGACGAGGTATTAGGAAAAGATGGCTAAAATAGCAAAACAAATGGAAATGTTTGAACTTGGTGGATTAAAAGACCAAGGTGAAACTGTCGACAGAAAGTCTAGAAATAAAGTTCCTGTAGGCTCTTTGAAAAAAGAAGTAAGAGATGATGTTCCAATAAATATTAGTGAAGGTGAATTTGTTTTTCCTGCAGATGTTGTACGCTATCATGGTCTTGAGAAGATTATGAATATGAGACAAGATGCAAAAGCAGGACTAGACATGATGAATAGAATGGGTCAGATGGGTAACTCCGACCAAGCTACATTACCTGACAATATACCTTTTCAACCTAAAAACTTTCAACAGGGTGGTGTTAATATACAAAACCCACAAGTACAACAACCACAGATAATACCTGATGTGCAACAACAAAACCAAGTTCCGGGTGTAACATTTACACAACCAACTGCACCTATGGTAAGACCTTCTATATATTCACAAAAGCCTATGATGCCTAATGTGAATGTGCCACCGAAAGTAGATATTCCTAAACAGACAACATATAAACCACCACAATATAAAACACCTACAGGTACTGCAGCAACTCCTGATTTTAGTAAACTTATCGGCACTAGATTTGGACAGTTGCAAAAAACAGAAACTAAAAAATATGTAAACTCAGAAACAGGTGAAGAACTATTTATACCTTTTGTAGATGGTCAACCTGTATATCCTATACCTGATGGGTTTGTATTTGAAAAAGATGTAGAAAAAGAAAAAGCAGAAGAAAAACCAACAGAGGCTATAAAAACTACTAGAGTAACAGGACAAGATAGTGGGGGTGATGATGGTGACACATTTACAATGGGTGACACATCTGTTAGAGAAGACCCAAAAGTTCCTACTGATTTAACAAAAGGACCTGATATTAGTTATGTTGGAGATGACCCTGCTTTCATAGGCGATAGAGGAGTAGGACCATATGGTAAAACTAAAACTACATTATCAACTATATTTGAAGATTTTAAAAATGATTTAGCAGGAGGTGTTAAAGGAATATTCTCTTTCATAGGAGATACTTTTACACCTGCTGAATCTAAAGAAATAACATCTCAAGAGCAAAACAAAAGAGCACAAAATTTAGGACTTGGATATAATGATGTGTTAAAAAATTTAGGTTTAGAAAATGAAAAGACTAATTTATCTATAGGTCATAAACCGGGTAATGTGAGTCCATTACATCAAAAAAGTATTTATAATAGTAAAGGACATTTGATAGATTTAGATAAATCAAAAGATATGTTTAACTTTGGTGGAAGTAAAAAAGATAGTAGTACAGGCATTCCTATCAGAGGAAGTAGGACAGATATACTTGAAGACATTAAGAATATGAATGCTTCAAAGTGGGGAGGAGGTTATACAGGATATGGTTCTTCTGCTACATTGTCTGACCCTGCTAGAGAAAGAGAAAATATGTATAGGGATTTAACAGGTATGCCACCATTACCTTCTAAAAGAGATGCTATTAATACATTTGCAGGTTACAATACAGGTTATGTTGCAGATAAAGAAGATAGTAGTAAAGATATATATATAAAAGAAAATGGTGGTGGTGTTATAACAGGTGGAAAATGGGTTACAAATGAAAAAGGTCAACTGCAATATAATAGAGGTCCGGGAAGAGGTACTATATTAGGACAAAAAAATCCTAAAACAGGAAAAATTGAATTAGGTTATTTTAATAGAAACACTAGGAATTTAGGATTACTAGCAGACCCTAAAGTAGATGTTAAAATAGGAAAAGATATAATAGGTAAAGGTATAAAAGAATATAAAGATTTACAACCAGAGTTTTCAGATTTTGCTCCTAGTCCACCTGTTAACCTATCACCTGAAGGCATAGAGGGTACAGGAACAACTACAAGTGATTTTAGAAGTATGCCTTCTGGTATAGGATTTGGAGATACAAGTTATACACCTACGGATTATGGAGATTCTTTTGAGTCAACTACAGAGTCATTTAGTGGTGCAGGTGGAGACACGACTGATTATGGTGCTACTGCAGAGGGTGGTTTCATATCTAGACGAAGAGCTACAAAGATTAAAAAGAAGCAAGGTGGATTAGCTTCAAGATAATAATCCACATAGTTGGCTACTTATCCCCCAACAATATTTGGCTACGATAACCCCAAGGAGAAAAATATGGCTGAACAAGCACAAGAGATGGTGGTAGATGCTACACCAAATAAAAAAGCATTTATGGCAAAGCCTTCTACTCATGAAGAAAGAATTAAAAAAGATGAGGAAGAGCTAGAGAAACTTAAAAAAGAAGCAATAGGTGAAACTGAAGAATCTGCTAAAGAAGTTGAAGAGAAGAAAGCAGAGGATGAGGAAGCACCGAAGAATGCTGAAGAGAGAACTTTTAAAAAACGTTATGGAGATTTGCGTAGACATTCTCAAGAAAAAGAAAAAGAGTTTCAAAAACAACTTGATGAATTAAAGGTACAGTTAGAAAAGGCTACTAAAAAAGAAATCAAGTTACCTAAGACAGAGGCTGAAATAGAAGAATGGGCAAAGGAATATCCTGACGTTGCAGGAATTGTAGAAACGATAGCCATCAAAAAAGCAAAAGAACAATCTGATGCTTTAGAAAAAAGAATAAAAGAGATTGATGAGCTAAATGCAAAAAGTGCAAAAGAAAGAGCAGAGGTTGAATTATTAAAGATTCACCCTGATTTTGCAGACATAAGAGAAAGTGATGACTTTCATGAGTGGGCAGAAGAACAGCCTAAATGGGTACAGGATGCACTATATGAGAATAGCGAAGACGCAAGGTCAGCAGCAAGAGCCATTGACTTGTATAAGTCAGATAGAAACATTGGCAAGAAAGAAAAGGTCAATAGTGGAAAAGAAGCTGCTAAAGCAGTTGAAACAAAAACTCAAAAAAGCATTCCTGATACTGAGGGTAAAACCTCTATGATTAGAGAGTCTGATGTTCAAAATATGACTGCCGAAGAATATGAAAAGAACTCTGATATTATTATGGAAGCAATAAGGTCAGGTAACTTTATATATGACCTTTCAGGTTCTGCTCGATAAAAGTGTTGACAAATAGTTATTTATACATATAACTATATGTAACTAGGAGTGTGACCCCTTTCTAGGATACTCGCACTTACATTAAAACTTGGAAGCCTACCTGATGGTATGAGCCTGTGTTTAAATAGCTACTAAACACACAACCTCAAATACTATTAGCCGATGAAAAGGAAATCTGTCGTATACTTTAAGTATACATTTGTTTATTTCAATGGAGATAAAAATGGCATTTAAAACTGCAGCAGGTTATGGTAATCTGCCTAATGGTAATTTCTCCCCAGTTATTTACTCTAAGCAGGTTCAGTTAGCCTTCAGGAAGAACTCCGTTGTTGAAAATATCACCAATTCAGATTATTTTGGTGAGATTGCCAACATGGGTGATTCTGTAAAAATAATAAAAGAGCCAGAAATCACTGTCAAGGAATATGCTAGAGGTGCAAACGTACAGCCTCAAGACCTTGATGATGAGGACTTCACATTGACTATTGACAAAGCAAACTACTTTGCTTTCAAGATAGACGATATTGAAGAGGCTCACAGTCACGTAAACTTCTCTCAACTAGCAAGTGACAGAGCAGGATACAGACTGAAAGACAACTATGACCAAGATGTACTTGGTTATTTATCAGGATTTGCACAAGCATCTAACAATGCTGTAGCAAGTTCAGCTAACTCAACAGTTAATGGA